AAATTTACCATGGTCTGTTGCTTCTAAAGTATAACCTGTGGATTTAGAATTTATAGGTATAGTTCGTATTTCACCTTTTACATCATTTATAGCACCACCACTATAAATGTTAGCTCCTGAAGCTATACCTCCATTTACGACTAGAGCTCCTACTGTTGATGAAGTTGCTTCAGTATTAAATGCGATTGAAACTTTACCACCTGATCCTGAACCCACATTTAAAGTTCCTGTCGTAAGACCTGTGAAAGCGTTTACTGTTCCTGTAGTTACGCCTGAAATTATTTCACGTGTGCTACCTGCTGAACCACCTAAATCTAAATTTCCGTTTCCAGTTATATTTCCACCACCAGTTATTGTTGTTGTAGAAACTAATGAATTTCCTGTAACAACACCTGAAGAAGTTATATCACCACCAGTATTTGTTGCTCCTACTACTCCTAAACCTCCTCTTATTACCAAAGCTGCTGATGTTGTACTAGTTCCTGTTTTTGTAGCTTTTATATCTATAGTACCAGCATTTGCACTTCCTATATTGATAGTACCTGTTGTTAAGCCAGTAAATAAATTAACTGTACCTGTTGTGACATCTGAAGAAATAGTATTTGTACCACCTGATGTGCCTCCCATTTTTAAAGCACCATTCATGTAAATGTCTTTCCATTTAAATGATGAAGTTCCTATATCATAAGTATTATTTACTAGAGGAACAACTCCTGTTAATGAAGTTGTTAAATAAGTTACAACTGCTGCTTCTGTTGGAACAGCAAGATTTGAATTTCCACCCATAGTACCGTCAGTAGAAAATTCATTAATTGTAGCTCCTAATTGAGCACCAATAGAACCTAATTGTAATTCTGTTAATCCTGAAAGATCGAAAGCGTCAGCATTTAAAGTTGCAATACCTGTAGATTGTTGAATACGGAATAAATCTCCTACTCTAAAATCTCCTGATTGATCTGTTGAAGTAAAATAAACTCTACCTCCATCAGTAGTTACTACTTCATCATTTTGATCTGCTGCTTGTGTAGGTACTCCAGGATAATTAGTTGTAATAATATCACCAGTTCCTATATCTAAGAAATCATGTCCTGTTAATCTTACGTTAGAATATTTACGAGTTATAGTTGTAGTAGTATTATTTGCAATTGCATTACCTGAAGCTACTTCAGGATTTACTCTTAATGTAACACGTCTATTAGTAGTATCTTCATTTGTTACGGCTGTAACTGAGTAGTATTGAGAACTACCAGCAAATATAACATTATCTCCTGGTTTAACTTCTGCTGCTTGATCTAAAAATGTAACATCAGTAGAATCTATTTCAATTAAAAATCCTATTTGGCCATTTACTACTGCAGCTGCATTATCTTTAACTTGAAAAGTATATGTCGTTGAATTTGTTTTTGTTACAGTAACAGTTTCATTTTGAGTAAAAGTTCCTGCTGGATCTAATGTGATTCTGTCAGCACTTGTATTAACTCTAATGATTGTTCCTGTAGCGCCTGATGAATTTCCTACTAAAGTATCACCTACTGCAAAATTTGATATACCAGCTCCACTTACTGATGCTGGTTGATAAGCTAAAGTTTTTCCTCTTGATTGAACTACAATAGGTGTTTCAGTTGCAAGTGTTCCTTCAGCTACAGCGCCTTGTTCTCCATATGCTGACGAACAGTTTAAACATCTTATAAATCCTCCTGATAAAGCATAAAATGATTTTGCATTGTAATATGTAAAAACTGAAACCATTTCTCCACGACCACCACCTAGAGCAAAAACACCAATACCGTCCGAATTAATCATTGTGTAATCGTTTGCAACAATAGATTTATTTCCTGTTGAATGTAAATTACCATCTATTTTTATACCAATAGCATTATTAGATGTTGAAGTACTATTTTGAATGTAAGGAGATGCAGTAGTAATTGCTCCTTCAGGATCTAAAGAAATTACTGGAGCACCTAGTACTCCTCCAGTGTGTGTTGGTAAACCTGTTAATGCTGAAGTTGAAAAATCTTTTAAGTTCGTGTTATTATTCACCAAAAACATATATGTAGAAGAATTGCTTTCTAAACTAGCAACTGATAGTACTAAATTAGTTCCTCCACCTAAAAGTGAATTGTCTATTGTAATTGTGTTTGCAGTTGCATATCCATAACCTCCGTGATATACTTCTACAGCTGTTACAGAACCGCCTGATTTAGTGATATTAAAAACAGCACCATTACCTGAACCGCTAGTTGAAAGTTGGTGTATATAATTATATGTTCCATTAGAACCTCCTGCGCCGCCTGATGAAACTGTAACTGTTGCAATTGTAGTTGAATTACCACTATTAGGAGAAATAAACGTACTTCTTAATCCTGAACCTTTTATGGTTGTATTAGCAGGAACTCTTAGTGGTAGATTTTCTTTAAAAATTCCTGAATCTAAATTAATTACATCTCCAACAGATATATTTGTAATTGTTAAAACTAAATTACTAGAACCTCCTAAATTAGCTCCATCTATAGTTATAGTATTACCTGTAGCATAGTTAGTTCCGTTATTTAATACTATAACAGATGTAACTGTTGGAACTGAAGAACCATCAGTTGTGACTTTGAAAGTAGCTCCTGTTCCTGATCCACTTGATGTTGAAGGTACGTTGTTATAAATTCCAGCTGCACCTCCAGTGCCTCCAGAATTTACTGTATAAGCTAAAACACTATTTTTGTTAACTTGTGATAATGCATATGAAATTGTTTTATATGGTAATTGTTCTGTACCAGGATTTGAATCATTTCCTTTTAAAGAAACAAATTTGTTTACAGTGCCGGCAGCAATACCCCAAGCAGGTTCAGAACCTGATGAATTAGTTGTTAAAATTGATCCTTTAGATCCTATTGGCAATCTTATAGGTATTGAAGCATTTCTGGAAATTAAATCTCCTTGTTCTTCCATTACTGCTGCTGTATCACCAAAAGCAATAATTTGCCAGTTATTTGTGTCTGTAGGTAAAATATTTAATAAATTATGTTCTTTAGCTACATATGAACTTGTTAAATATTCTACAACTTCTCCTTTAAAATAAGTTGTTCCTGATGAAAAAGTTCCTCTATGTTTAAATCCTTCATTAACTTTTACCCACTTAGCTGAATGAGTATATGGATTTTGTCCTGCAGAAGTATCAGTTACGCAAACATAAGCCCAACCTCCAAAATTAATTGTCTGTCCTGTTTTATAAGCCGTACCTGCTGAATAATCTCCTGTAGCTGTAAATCCTGGCGCTAATAAATCCCAATCAGAAGAAGCTGCTGATGGTGTACTGCCTGTAGCAGGAGTAGAATTTACAAAAATGTAAGCATATCCTCCATAAGTTACTACGTCACCATCTTGATATTGTGTTCCTGAACTGTAAGAATCTTCAAATTGGAATCCTTCAGTATAAACTGACCAGTTTGAACCTATAGAAAAAGTTCCACCTGATGTGTGTTGTAAAATACAACGATATTGATATGCGCCAAATTTAACTAAATCATTTAATTTGTAAAATGTAGCTGCTGTCCAATCGCCAGCAAAATTTAAACCTTCTGAATGTAAAGACCAATTGCCTGCAGATAAATTTGTGTAAAATCCTGAAATTGAACTTGATGAAGTATGATTTACTAAACAAGTATATGTGTTAGCACCGTATTTTACTATATCATCTTTTATATATGATGTAGATATAGCCCAATTACCTCTCCAATTAAATTTAAGTCTACCTAATACAAAGTCTGCCATTTTTTATGATCTCCAATTTCTTGTTGCGCCTGTTTGGCTTTCGTAAATAAAATTTTTTAAATATCTAGCAACTAAATATCCTTGTTCATTCATATAATAAAATAATTTATTTTCATCAAATCTAATTTGATCGTATGATCTTTTGCCTATATCATTTTCATAAGCAAGAACAGTATCAGGTGTTATACCTTTTAATGTTAAATTATTATTGTCTCCATTTTTATCTAAATTAATTTGTAAATCTTCCAATCCACCATAAGCTATTCCGTCTCCTTCAGTCACAGACACAGAATCATCAGAAGCCATTAAAACTTTAGTATATGTCAAAAGACCAGAACTATCTTTTTTCAAACCATGAAAAGCGTATTCTTCTGTAAAAGTTTTAGTATCTGCTATTGGTGCACCTATGTAAGCCATTTTTTAAAAAATTTCTGTTTTTATATATTTATACATATTATATCTTTTGTTAAGAGATTTCCAAAATACTTGCAAAAGCGTCAATTTCAGGAGAAGAAGAATCAACATTAAAATCAGCTATAACTCTTATTATATCATTTGTTTCTAAATTTATTGGTTTATCCATTATTAATGTTGTTTCAGGACTTATAGACAATCCTTTACCCAATGTTCTAAAAGTTGTTCCTCCATCAGTTGTTACCTTTACATCAACATTTGCTGTGTTTGTTGAACTTTTATTTGATATATACAGAGCGTGTATAACGGCCGTAACACCTGTAGCAGTGTATAGATTAGCACTGGAATTATCATTAGTGCCAACTGTCATACCTGCATTTTTAAAAGTACTAGCCATTTTTTAATTTATCCTCCGAAAACAATTGATAATGCTAATGCATCATCAACCATCGCCACTGTTCCGCTTTGATTTGGTAAAGTTATTGTTCTATCACCTGTAGGTTCATCAACTCTTAAAATTGTTTCAAAAGCGTTTTCAATATTTCCTTCAAATACTAAATTTGCACCATTTAACACAATATCGTTAGTAGAAATAGCACCATTATTTGTAACACCTTGAAGTGTAATTGCACCAGCACCTCCTACTTCTTTTACTATATTACTAGAAGTTTTAGTAAAAAATTTACCGTCAGTTATATTAAGTGCTATTTCACCAACTTCTAATTGACCTGTTGTAGGTACAGAAGCCGCTACTTCTGAACGTTTTGGTTTAAATACAGTTGTCATAATAAATTATTATTTAAATAAATTTTTTAATCTATCAATATAATTGTAATTTCTTCTATCTTGTTTTTTACCTACACTGTATCCTATTAAAAAGGATGCAGCCATAACTGTAAGTATTGCAATTAAATGCCAAGTTAAAAATATCATTAATATGTTCCTCCGTCTATTGTTGTTATTGCTACTGAACCACTTGTA